ATGAGGAGGCTGAAGAACTGTATAACCCATCTTCTCAAAGAATCTACACCCCGGTTCTTCTTCAATTTGGCGACCATCGGCACTCATTTTTGCAATGAACACAAATGGATCAACAGATAGACCAAGATTAGCTACAAAATGTTGGTCTTGCGCTCCGGGAGTAGGAGGAAGTTCAATGACTTTTACACCAAGAGCAGTAATCAGTCTTTTGATTCTGGTGTACTGACGCATGGCGCGTTCTGTATCAACTTTTTGTCCCTTCATAAACTTGTTGTTGGCAATAGCCGTTGACAAGTATTTTGGAGGACACATTAGAAAACTTGGCTTTCTTTTATACTGACCTACTCCAAAAGCAGGAGAATCAGTCCCTTTTATAAGGCCAGAAACAGAAGAATCTATCCTTCCTTGGAGGACAGATGGGATCATAGATCCATTTCGGAACTCTTGAGGGGAAAATCTAGCCATAATTGTTAAAATTATGCCTGCGTTTTTTTAACAGGTCAATGCTAGAAGCCGTCTTCATCACAGCTTTTGCCAGCATATCCCCATTCATCATTTTCTATTTCTTCTTGTGCGTTATTTTTGCTGTGAATTAGACGATCTTCCCAATCTCTAATCTCAATAATATCTAAAGATTCAGCAGATTGATCTTCAAAAGTAAACTCAAGCCCTGCTCTGCGAAGCATTTCTACTGCATAAGTCAAAGAGTCAGCCAAATCGGGAGATTTTTTGATACGCTGTTTCATATCGAGCTTTTTTTCGACCGCAACTTTTCTTCCTTTGTGGAAATAAAGCCTACTGCAAAGTTCACTTACTAATGCTGTATGCCTTTCTACATCAATGCCAACCAAACTTTGCGTTGACATAGCCGTGTGAACTTGAAACCAAGACTCCGTTACACGACGGTCATAGGCTTCTTTGGCTGTGCGCTTATCCAGATTGCTAATTTTTCTATCAGTTGGCATGCCCATAGATGAAATGGGAGTTATAAACATTGATTCAGGATGGTATCTTCCCCATTCAATAATGATTGCACGAAGCATTTTCCCGCCATCTCCTGAAATATCCAAACCAAAGTCCCTTGGATGCACTCCATACTCCAAGCAATCTTTAACAACTTGCATGGCAATACTCTCTTCAAAGACTTCTCCTACTGAAGAATTGTATTCTCTTGTGCCAAGATAAAATCCTACTCTTCTTCCAGTATCATTTGGGCCATATCTGCAAAATGTAGCTGCACATCTATCTCCACCAGCAGTAAAAGCAGGGTCAAATCCGCAAACAACTTTGGTTCTATCACTCCAAACAGGTTCCCAAGAAATATCGCACCCTTGAATGAACTGTTTTGAGAAAACCGTAAGCTCTACGGAGCTATCAGGCCACCAACCATAGACGTTTCTCCAGTATTCTAACGCATTTTTATTGCCATAGCATCGTTTTAGCGTTGCGGCTTCTCCTTGAATCGTCAGAAATCTATCAAATGGAGGTATTTCTGCATCAGGAGCCTTGAAATTAGGGCTATCTTCTCCAGAAAGATGCAATGCTACCCCTGTGCGAGTTTTCCATTTATGCGTATATCTATTGACAGACTCCCATTCCATAGGATCGTCTGGCTGGCATAGTTCTGTATGGGGATTATTGGCTGTATTTGAAGGATTTGCCATGCCTCCAAAGATAAAATCAGGATTTGCACCAAGATTGACTCTGGTATCTAGTGCGTAGAGATCCATTTCTGCCAACTCATCCAAAAACAACCTCATTCTGGCGTTTTTTCGGCCTCTTGTATTTTCAACAGAACGCTTTCCTTCTCCCCCGCGAGGGAATGCCAATGCTTTAATGGCATTTGTATAGTCTCTTTCGGTATCTCTTGTGTCAATTGACTCAAAAACAATCATTCTGCGGTATTCAACAAGGTTACCAATGCTCGTATCTTTCCCAAATTGAGCTTGCAAATTACGCATGGCAATTCGGTAGAGCGTACATACCTTGCCCCACAGTCGATCTTCTGATGCGTCTAACGATGTACTAGCAACGTATGTTGATGTGCAATCTGGCGCACAAAGCCAATCAATAATGATACAGGCAGCAACAGAGAATGTTTTTCCACTACTCGCGCACCCTGCTATACCCCAATCGTTCTCATTGCAGAACAAATCAATGATGTCTAGGGCATAATTATTGGGTATTCCTTGTGAATGGAGCAAAACATCGTTTCCATAGATCAACTGGAAACAATTCACCATGTGTTGAGCAGGATTTTTAAGATCCGTATGCTCTAATTTAATGCCTCTTTTGTATCTTTCTCGCCTTCCAAACTCTCCGCGAGTCAATCTATATGCTGTCAATTCACGAATGAACTGTGGAACAGTTTCCAAAAAAGATAATCCGTATGTTGTATCCTTGGGTGGCTCCAAGGTCAGTCCGTTGTACTCCATGTTTTAAAAAACCTTGACATCTTTTATACCTTTATACAAGCATTAGGTTCACATGAAATTAAAGGATAAAAACGGCCCTATTCCCGGCGGTCTTTGGTATCAATACAGCGACGATAAAGGAAATACCTATCGCGTAAATGGAATGGATCTTACTTTTGGGAAGCAATTCATCCAAAAGATTAAAAGCGATATGGCAAATAAGAATGTTGCCGTACCAGAAAATTTAGAATACCTTGTTGAACAGCAAATTTGTCAACGCTTGCCGGGACAATATTGCTGGCAAGAAGCGGGGGACAAGGTGGCAAATGTAATACATAAATTTGCGTATCTTGGGGATCGCGTTGCTTCTACGTTTGGCATCAATGCTCAACTGGAAACAAGGGCTAAAAATTGCCCTGCTTGTCAAAAGCGCAGGGAAGCAATGAACCAAGCTCTAGGATAAAATGGCCAAAACAAAAAAGATTGTAAATCGTGAGGGAGTCTCAAGTTGGGGATTCAACACAATCAATTCCAACGGAGTTGCCCCTACAAGCCGAGTTCAAACCGCCAATGATGCTTTTACAATTTGTTGGAATCTACGATTGGATAACGCAGGACGCGAGCGCAAGTGGGGTCGCATTTACAAGTGCTACAAAGGATTTCCTCCAACAGATTATAGTCAGGTAGCTTCACGTCAGCTTTCTGGAATGAGCAATGTGCCATTCCGTCAGATGAAGTTTATTGTAGACAATCAAAAATCTAGCTTTGTTGACATGGTAATGGAGCGCAATACTGCCGCAAACATTACAACAAAGGTCGGCAATCCTACTGAAAAAGAAATTTGGAGCAATCTTATCAGCATAGGTTTTGATAGGATGCTTCGCTCTTGGACTTCTTATAACTATAACGTCGAACTAGACGTTGAAGAAATGACCCTTTATGGAAAGGGTTTTGAGATTGCAGAAGATAGGGATGGATGGCCGACTAAAAGTTTTCATAACTCCAATGTGCTAATTCCAGATAAAACGTATGCAGACCTCACGAACTTGGGTGAGCTTTGCATTAAGCGTAGCTACACACCCCTTGAGTTCTGGCTCAAGATTACTGGCGGGGAAGAAGATCCTGAAAAAGCGGAGAAACACGCTACGGAAATGGGGTGGAACTTTTGGGCTTGTGTGGATGCCCTTCGTATGTTCACTACCAATTATCGTAATACATATACAAATACGGAATGGTTGCGTGACGTTGCCTCTGGCAACATGAATCTTTCAAGGCTTTATACTCTTCGTATTGAATTGTATGAGCTTTATATTATGGAGTTCAACGGAAGCATTTCCAAAATGCTTTTGCTTCAGAACTACGGAGGTCTTGTCCTTGGTTATAAAGAAAATGGCCGCAAGGATCTTACTGAAGAAGAGTACCGCGACCAAACTGGCTTTCTTTATTATCGCAAGGATTGGGTAGAAAAAGATGGCGATGGATGGGAAGACATCATTGCTCCAATTACTGATTCAACTGGATCTGGCATTTGGCATGAGATTCAGGGTCTAGCGGAGGCTGTGTTTATCCAATGCCGTGCGTATGACATCCATATGAATCGCTTCATGGATGCTGTTGATTGGAATACGCGATTGATGTTCAAAGGTGGATCTGCTGAATCTACCAAAAAACTTAAACAAATGGAGTGGATGCCTTGGATGGTTCTTCCTCAAGATGTTGAACCACAACAGGTGTCAGTAAATATTCCCTTCCAAGAAGTTCTAGCTGGCATTCAGTTCTATCAGGCTGATCTTTATCGTGGAATCGGAGCATACAATATTGGCAGTTATGCCAAGACAGGAAAGGCTCGCACCAAGAAAGAAGCCGAAATGGATGCGGCTGAATCTGCAAAGCTACAAGGAACACAGATTCGTCGTTTTAATGATAATCAAACCCGTTGGTTAAAATTGCTATACAAACGTATGAGCAATACCAAACGAGGAGGAAACGGCTGGAGACTCAAAGAAAAATTCATCGACTTCATGGAAGAAAATGGAGTTCCTGAAGAGGCGTGGAAATGGGAAAACATTGAAAATCTTGAGAGCAATATGCTCGCTGGATCTGGAAGTCCTTCTTACAAGTTGATGGCAGCACAGCAAACTGTATCCCTTACAGGAATGACCCCAATGAATGAGGGTCAAGCAAATGCTATTGCTGATGCTATTGCAGCCCTTAATGGCCGTCAAAATGTCAATCGTTATATCAAACAAACCAAGATTGATATTCCTGATGAACAGGGAATTATTTCGATGGAGAACATTGGAATGACTGATCCCAAAGGAAATCCTGCAAACTTTAGGGTTTATCCTGATCAAAATCACGTTGAGCATTTCAAGGCTCACTTCCAAGATGCCATTGCCTCAATGCAAGAAGCTCAAGCGGCATTGCAATCTGGAGGCCAAAACAATCAATCCCCTACGCGCAATCAAGTTGCCCAAAACATATCGGATGAAGCTCTCACGCTTATCAGGGATATTTACGCTTGCCTCATGCGATTTAAGGGGCCGCATATGGTTGCTCACCTTGGATTCATTCAGAAAGATCCAAGCAAAAAAGAAATGGCAAAAGCATTTGGTCAACAGATGCAACAGCTTCAGCGAGGAACTGATGAGCTTGGAAGCCAGCTTGCTCAAATTGAACAGGCTCGTCAGCAAGATGGACAATCCCAAAATCAAGATCCTCATACCATCAAGTTGCAAGCCTTGGTTGCCAAAGAAGCTATTCAAACACAAAGCCTACAAAAGAAAGAAGACATCAAACTTGCGGCCATGGCGCAGAAGGCACAGCTTCATAACTCAAATGCAATGGAAAGAGTTGCAACCGATCTTGCTACCAAGAGAGCAAAGGCTGCAAATGAGATCCAGATTCGCAGGGCAAAAGCAGCCCATGATTCCAAAATTATGCAGGATCAGCATGAACAAGAGCTTGATCAACAAAAGCAGATGAACCAAGCTCAACAGAGTCCTCAAGACATGATGGCACAACAACAAGCCATTCAAGGTCAAGAGGCAGTAACCACGCAAAACCCCGAACTTGGACAAAAGAATGGATAATCCAAACGTAGTTAATCTTGCCGCAGCACTTATTAACGACAAGCGATATTCAGAACTGAAGACAGCAATCTACGAGGATCTTGTAACAAAAGATCACGCTACTGTAGTTGCTGTTTTCCGTGCCTTGCAGGATTACGCTACAGAAGCAAGTCAAAATACTTTCAACACAGTTGAAAATTCGTTAAAGCAATCAATTATTCCTTCTAAAAAGGAGCCTGATTACGATCCTGATCTTGACGAAAGTTTAACTGATGCTGAAATATCTCTTAGGAAGTAACCACAACAACCACAAAAACCCATGTCTGAATCCGTAGCCAATACCATTGACACGCAAACCGCCGCTGCCGCTGATAAGGAAGCACGAGATGCCGCAGTAAAGCAAGCTGATGCTTTCTTTAAATCTGACATCAAAGAAGCCCCTAAAGGAACTCCTGAAGACCTGTTCCGAAAATTTGGAGCAAAAAGCACGGAAGATGCTGAACAATATCAGCAGCGTATTGATACTGAAAAAGAGTCAGCAAAGATCGCGCAGGAAAACAAACCAGAAACAGAAGTCAGGGCATCGCTTGTTGATGACGAAAAAAAGCCCGGATTTATCAAGTCACTGAAGCAAACAAACGAACAGCTTGCTAAAGAAGCAGCAGAACTTAAAAAGAAAGTCGAGGAATACGACAAGGCTCAACAAGAAATTGCTGAACTTCGTAGCAGGATTGATGATAGCGAAAGCAAAAAGGAAGTTGAAAAACTTCGCAATGAACTTGAACAGGCTATAAAAGAAAAACAGGAACGAGAGGAAGCATTGACCCGCGACCTTGACGAAGTTCGCAAAGCAAATGCTTTCTTGAATTTGCCATCTGATCCGTATTTTAAAGAAAATTATGATGCGCCTATTCTACAGGGATACAATCAAGTCAAAATGATCCTTGGTGAAGATGCTTCTTCTCTTACAGAGTTTAGCAAGGCTATACACGCTTACGAGGCATCACTTACTTCTCAAGACCAAGGAGAGAGGGCAAAGCAGCGAGAGATTTCTAAACAAACTTTGAATTATATTTACGAAAACCTTTCTCCAATGGAACAAGCCAAGTTTAATTCTACTGCTTACGATCTTCTTAATAAGGTTGAGGCTAGGAATCAAGCATTACAAAATTGGGAAGTAACCAAAGCACAAGCCGATGAGGAAAAGCAACGCCGCGCTTCCATGACAAAGGCGCAAATTGGGAAAAGATGGCAAGATGCTTTTATTCATGCCAAGCAACAGCTTGAAGATTCTGTGAAATATAATGAAGAGATTGCCAAGATTATTGCATCTCAAAAGATTGATGATGACACCTCTGAGGACGAGATGATTGCTGAAGCTGCTCTTCGTGAAAACAGCAACTATGCCCCTGAGCAAATCACTCGCGTTCTAATGCAGGGAGCAAAATTTAAGAAAGCCAAAGCATATTCGTTTGCTCTTGAGAAAGAGAATGCTGAACTTAAAGAGACGATTAAGAAAATGCG